GCGGCTACGAGGAAATGATGAAGCGGCTATCGCCGGAATGGGTGATATTCTACGGCAGAGTGCCGGAAGAGTGCGACTGGAATGTTATTCGCATGAAGCCGCACTATGACGAGATCGTGAAGCGGAGGGTGCAAAATGAAATATCCGTTCACGCCGGAACTGCTTGACGCGTTCCCAGAAGAACTCGCCGAACTGTACCGTGCTCTTGAGGATACGTTACTCGACGAGATATGCAGCCGCTTGAAACTGGCAAATCAGCTTAACGAGGTCACAGTACAGGATATTCGGGCACTGCGGTCCCACGGCATCGACCTAAAGGAAATCAAGAAAGCAATCCGCGAGACTTCCAGCATCAGCAAAACGAAGCTGGACAAGCTGCTGGGCGATGTGGTCGCAAAGAACCAACAGTATTACACCGACCTGATCGACCTTGCGCATATCACCCAGCCGGAAACGCTGGTTGATGCTGTAGAAGTTTCGGCGATCAGGGCGCAGACACTCGATACATTCCGCAACCTAACTGCTTCCATGGGATTTCTGGTGGACGCTGGGCGCACGATGCTCCCGCCTGCCAAAGCGTACCAATGGGCGCTTGACAGCGCAGCGTTGCAGTTGCAAAGCGGTGCAATCAACTACAATCAGGCGATTAAAACAGCTGTGAAGGAACTTGCGGACAGCGGTCTAAAAGTGGTTAACTACGAAAGTGGTCATCGGGATCATGTCGACGCTGCCGTGAGAAGAGCTGTAATGACCGGTGTATCTCAAATCTGTGCTAAATACACGGAGCAATCCGCAGAGTATCTGGATACTCCATACTTTGAAGTATCGGCTCATATTGGCGCACGCGATAAGCCGGGGCCGTCACCGTGGTCATCGCATAAGGATTGGCAGGGCCGTGTTTACAGCGTCCGCACGGGGGATATTTATCCGAGCATCTATGAGGTGTGCGGCCTGGGTGCTGTTGACGGGTTAGAAGGAGCCAACTGCCGCCACAGGCGGTACCCATGGGTTGAGGGCGTGTCCGAGCGCACCTACACGGATGAACAGCTGGAACACATCGATGATGGCCACGGCTGCACGTTTGATGGCAAGGATTACACGGCATACGAGGCAACCCAGATGCAGCGCCGCATTGAGCGGACCGTTAGAAAGCTAAAGCGCGAAAAAGCCGCCTACAAGGCCGCAGGATTGCATGAAGATGAGACTGCGGTAAACATACGGCTACGGCGGTTAAACGCCAAATACAAGGCGTTCAGCGCGGAAGCTGGCCTGCCGGAGCAACCGGAGCGGATGCGCGTCTATTTCACGGATGACGCAACGTTAAAAATGGCAAATGCCATGAAAACGCATCGGGCGGAAGTGGCAGCGTCTAACGCTAAAGACGATAGCGACACTCTCAAGTTTTTCGGCGCAGACGCAAGAGATAACTTGAATTCTATTGTGAAAAGACGTACAATAAAGCTGGAAAATGGCTTTGCTTGCTTCCCGGACAGTGACCCGCTGAATGAAAACGTTAAAATGGTAAAACCTCTTAAAACGTATTTTGACGTCGCTATGCACGGAAGCCAGACGGCAGTCGGATTTGGCACAAAAAAACTCAATATGTCACCGCGCTTACTTGCCGCAGTCATTCGGCATAGTAAGGGGTGGAACGGCCAGAAAGTTCGTTTGCTATCTTGTAGCACAGGCGCACGCATGGAAAACGATTATTGCTTCGCAGAAGAGCTGGCAAATGCACTTGGCGTTGAAGTAAAAGCCCCGGACGATGTGCTTTATATTTCCGGTGCTGGCGTACTGAAAGTAGGAACGCATGGGGAAGGAAATATTTTGACGTTTACCCCAAATCAAAGAGGAAGGAGAAAGTGACATGGATTTCGGTTTTTTTAAAGGATTGCCATACAAGAATTCTATTGAGAATTTTGAAGACTATAAGAAATACAAAAACAGTATCCCCAAAGAAGCGATTTTAAGCCACATTTCCTCCCTCGATGCCGGGCTGACATCGCTGCCCAGTTTTGATATGTTTACTGGCGAAGAACTTCACGCAGGTATGTTTTGGGACGGTAAATTCACCTTTCCGTATGAGTTCCTGCATTACTACAAGAATTATGACATTGGCGTCCCCTATGAGTATGAAGCATATTTGAAAGAAATCGGGGTAGGCTAATGGATGATAAACTGATGCAGGCCATCGAGGCTATTATCCGGCGCGGCAATGACGCGGAGATCCGGCGCAAGGGTGACGGGTACATCGTGTTAGAGGTTAAGAAAACAATCAAATATTCAACTCCCGCGTAATTGGGCACGGGAAAGGGCAATAGGAGCCAACGACTGAGGTTTTCTCGGTGGTTGGCTCTTTTGTTGTAATACGCAGTGGGGAATGACGCTGTGGGATAAAGGAGAATAAAAAAATGGCAGACGAAATTAGGACTTTTGATGAAATACTGGCTGACCCCACCTACAAGGCGGAGTTTGACAGGCGAATCACAAAGGCACTTTCGACTGTTCAGAGCAAGCTGGACGCGGAAGTGGAAAAAAACAAGCAGTTTTTAGCAAACGGCAACGCGGAAACGGACGCACTCAAAAAGGAGATCGAGGGCTACAAGTCCAAGATTGCCGATTATGACTACGCAGACGTTATCCGTAAAACGCTTTCTGAGAAAGGCGTGAAGTTTAGCTCTAAAGCTGCCGAGAAGGCGTATTTGGCAGACCTGAAAGCAAAGCATCTTGAGATCAAAGACGGCGCGCTTGATGGGTTTGACAAATGGCACGAGGAACAAGTCAGCGCCGATCCGTCCGCGTTTCAGGATGGCGTAAAAATTGACTGGTCCGCTGCTGTTGGCGGCGGTGAAAAGAAAACTGACACCAATGCCGCGATGAACAACCTGATTCGCGGCGCACTCAAGTAACGAAAAGGAGAAAACAATATGGCAAGTATTGATCGTTCCGCACTTTCTGGCCTGATCCCGGAACCCGTAACCCGCGAGATCATGCAGGGCGCTATCGCTGAATCTGCCGTTCTGCGCATGGGCCGCAGACTGGCGAATATGTCCAGCAAGACGCAGACCATCAATGTGCTCGACGCGCTTCCCTCCGCGTATTTCGTCAACGGCGAGGCCACTGACGGCGGCGCCGGTGAGGCATTCAAGCAGACCACCAAGATGGCGTGGGACAAGAAGAAGCTGTACGCCGAGGAGATCGCTGTTATCGTCCCCATCCCAGAGGCTGCTCTCGATGATGCGGACTATGACATTTGGGGCGAGGTCAAGCCCCGCCTGACCGAGGCTTTCGGCAATGTCATTGACGGCGCTATGCTGTTTGGCAAGAATAAGCCCAGCACCTGGCGTGATGGCATTGTGCCCTCTGCTATTGCTGCGGGAAATGGTGTTCCTGTCAGCTCTGACATTTACGCCGACATCATGGACGAGGGTGGTCTGATCTCCAAGGTCGAGCTGGACGGCTTCAATCCCAACGGCGTGATGTCCGCTATTCAGATGCGCGGCAAGCTCCGTGGGCTGAAAGACACCACCGGTCAGCCTATTTTCAAGACCGATATGCAGGGCGCTACCCGCTACGGCCTCGACGGCATGGACATGTACTTCCCCATGAACGGCGCGTTCGACCCTGCGCAAGCACAGATGATCGTCGGCGATTGGAGCCAGCTCGTCTATGCCATCCGCCAGGATATGACTTTCAAGGTGTTCACCGAGGGCGTTATCCAGGACCCCGCCACGAAGGAAATCGTTTACAACCTCATGCAGAACGATATGGTCGCACTGCGCGCTGTCATGCGCCTTGGCTGGGAGATTGCAAACCCCATCAACGCTTACAACGCAGAAAAGGTGAACCCGTTCCCCTTCTCCGTTTACGGCAAGGGCGGTGCTATCTCCACCGTTGCTGTGTCCCCTGCTACCGCCACCGTAAAGAAGGGCGAGAGCAAGCTGTTTACCGCCAAGGTTGACGGTGAGGGCATCATCAACGGCGAGGTTGAATGGTCTCAGGATGGAACCAAGAGCAAAATCAGCGATGAGGGCGTCCTGACTGTCTCCGCTACCGAAACCAAGGGCAGTATTACCGTTACCGCCAAGTCCAAGCAGGACGGCACAAAGACCGGCACTGCCACTGTCACTGTTTCTGGCTAATTTGAAAGGAGCTGACCCAATTGACATACGCTGATTACACATACTACTCCGGTGTCTATATGGGCACTGTAAGCAGTGGGGATTTTCCGCGTCTGGCTGTCCGGGCCAGCTCCTTCCTCGATTATTTCACGCAAAACCGAGCCAAGGACAACGCGGATCTGGATGCGGTAAAGATGTGCTGCTGTGCGCTGGTTGACAAGTACGCGGTTATCGAAGCCGCGCAGGCGCTTGCAATGAAGAACCTTGCGAGCGCTGCCGCTAATGATACAGAAGTCAAAAGCGAAACGGTTGGCGGTTATTCCCGCACACTGGCGACCGGCGGCGAATCTGCCGTTTCTGCGCTGAACGCTACGGATGGGGCAAGAAAGCTGCTCGCAGAGACCTGCATGGAGTATCTTGCCCACACTGGCTTGCTGTACCGAGGAAGGGGGTGCGGATCATGTACGCTCCCCACACTGTAACGGTCTACAATCCGGTCAAAGAAACCGACAAGGAGACGTTTCAGGAAACGCAAAAGCTGTATGTGACCGTACTTCGTGGCGTGATGCTGCAAGCGTCTAAGGCGGTTAACGTGCGCGAGAGCGGCCTTGCCGGAGCGGATGCGGTTGACCTCTACATTCCGTTTGACGTGGAAGCCGTGGACGGCTTTACTGGCAAGGCAAAAACCTATGCCGGTCCGCAGCGGTTTTACGCAGCGGAGGACAAAACCGACCTGTGGACGCTTTCTGTCAAAGGCAACGGCGGGACAACGTTTTTCATCAAAGGCGAGTTTGTGACGGATAACGAAACCGTGGCGCTGGCTCAAGACAACTGCTACACCGTGACCAAGGTTGACGAAAAGGATTTCGGCAGCGTTGATATGCAGCACTGGCAGGTCGGAGGCGTGTGATATGGCGTTGAAATTTTCCGTTCAGACGGACGGCATGGACGCTGTAAAAGAGGCTGTTTCCAAGGGCTGTGATCGCGCAGAACACGTTCTGGCGGTGCAGGTCGCCAAAGATACCGCTCCGTTTGTGCCTATGCTCACAGGCTCTCTTAGGACGCGTACAAGGGTAACGGGAAACACGGTTGTTTATCCAGGGCCGTATGCCAGATATCTGTACTACGGCAAACTGTACGTTGACCCGCTGACCGGAAGCTCTTATGCACGGAAGGGCGTTACAAAGGTTCCGGCAGTGCCAGAAAAGGATTTGATTTTCCACAGACCGGGAACCCGCTCCCATTGGTTCGAGGCGTCCAAGGCTCAGAACATGAAAAAGTGGGTGCGTGTAGCAGAAAAGGCGGTGAAGCATGATCTCTAAAGAAAAACCTGTGATGCTGGCATCCAGCAGCGAAAAAGCAGATCTTGACCGCCTGATGCTGATTTGGGCAAACCGCTTTCCCGGTATCCCGGAGAATGTGGATCTGATCAAATACGAGTATTTCGCGGCGAAAACGGTAGGGATGGCGCTTTCCTCCGTTCAGGGGGCCGTTATCACCAAGAAGTATATCTGCGGTGGATATCAGGCGGAGTATTCGTTTGAAATCCACTACCAGATTGCACCACCCGGCAAGAGTGACGATACACGCTTGAAGGCGGTTGAAGTGCTGAACAAATTTGCGGACTGGGCGCAGATGCAGCGACCGGACATTGGAGAGGGCAGGCGCGCCCTCCGCGTTGAGACTTCTGCGTTTGCATCGTATCTCGGCGCGACAAGCGACCAATACGAGGACTACATGGTCCCGCTAAAACTGATTTACGAGGTGAATGTATAATGGCAGATTTAACTTTTGCGACGCCCGAAGGTCAGACCATTGACCGCGAGCTTTTGATCGCGTATCTGAATACCGGCTCTAAGGAAGCTCCCGCTTGGAGCGCCATCGGTAAGCGCGTAGAGGATTCCAGCGAAGAGATGGACTGGGGTCAGGAGAGCAAACAGGACATCCTGGGCAACACCTTCACCACCATGAAGAAGCCCGTTATTTCCCAGACCTTTGATCCCATCCCTCTGGATGCTGGTGACGCTGCTGCGGTGAAGATGTGGAACCTTGCCGTCAAGGATCATGACGCGCAGGCTCTTGCCAATCAGGACATGATGATTGGACACTTCTACGCTACGTCCGGCGAGGCGAAGTTTGCCGAGCGGTATGATTCCTGTGCTATTGCCGTGACGGGCATAGGCGGCGACGGCGGCGGTACGCTCAACATCACGAGTGAGATCACCTACGGCGGCAATCGTACCCTGGGCACCATTACCAAGGATACCAGTGGTGTGACCTTTACGGCAGGGGCTTAAAAACAAAGGGGCGGGCGCAAACCCGCCCCAATTTCGGAGGCTATTATGAAAGACCTGATTTTCGATACCGGTTTAGTTACCTACAACATCAACGGAAAATGCGAATTCTCCTTTAACCCCACCGACAGCGCTTTTGTGGAAAAGCTGTTTAACGCCTTTGACATCCTCGACAAGAAGCAGGATGCGTACAAGGCAGAGGTGGAAAAGACTGCCAACAAGCGGGAAGTTTTTGAAACCGCCCGGAAGATGGACGAGGAAATGCGCGAGATCATCAACGATGTGTTCGGCTTTGACATTTGCTCTGCCCTGTTTGGCGAGATGAACGTATATGCGCTGGCGGACGGCCTGCCTGTGTGGGCGAACCTGATGCTTGCCATCATGGATGAGGTTGACACCACCTTTGCCCGTGAGCAGAAAGCCACCAACCCCCGCGTGAGCAAGTATACGAAGAAGTACCACAAATGAGGTACGATCTGCCGACTGCCGTAGAGGTAAACGGCACTGAGTACCAGATACGCTCTGACTATCGCGATATCCTAACGATCATTGAGGCACTGTCTGACGCTGAGTTGTCGGAGGAAGAAAAGGCCGAGGCCATGCTTGACATTTTCTATCCAGACTTCGCGGAAATGCCGCAGAGCTACTACGAGGAAGCGATCAAGCAATGCGCAAAATTCATCAACTGCGGCGAAGAGCAGCGTGAAGAAAAGCGTGGGCCGAAGCTGATGGATTGGCAACAGGACTTTCCCCTGATCGTTGCCCCAGTCAACCGCGTTCTGGGACAAGAAGTCAGATCTGTTGAGTATCTGCACTGGTGGACGTGGGTATCCGCGTATCAGGAAATCGGGGATTGCACCTTTGCCCAGGTTGTGGGAATCCGCAACAAAAAGGCAAAGGGGAAGAAACTGGATAAAAGCGAACAGGAGTTTTACAAGCAGAACCGGCACCTGGTTGACTTCAAGCGGCAGTATACGGAACAGGACGAGGACGTTATCAGCAAATGGATATGAAAACCGCCCTCCGGAAAGGGCGGCTGATTGGTGGCTTATTTTTCTACCAATTCTGCATCAATGCTGACTGTTTTGGGGTCAAAAGTCAATTTATATGTTTTTGACTCGCAAACATTCAGCTTAAATTTTTGGCTTGAAACGCATCCGCGAGCAATCGAAATTGTGTGGAAGCCAAAATCGAGACGTAGAGAAACGGGCGCGTCCAAATTATACCCGGTTTTTTCTCCATCAATAATTAAAATTGATTTCCCCTCCATAACTGAACGAGGGCGTTCACATTCCACATAAAAGTTTGGCGAGTTTGAACTATTGGCATTTACCAAATTAGACATTTTCTCCACTAAGGATTCCGATCTCTTTTGGAATAATTCATCTGGGATTATACCAGAATCGTGCAAATCTTTTAGTTTTTGCAATTCGTCCAAAATTGACCCGCTTGTTTGAGTATCATCACTTTTGTTCTGGCTTGTTTGGTTTGAAATTGCAATTAACTTATCAAACAATTCTTTTTCCTTTTTCTTGTTTCCTGTGGGGGGAGTCGGCGTACATTCAATTACAGCGGTAGTCCCGTCTGCATATTCGACAAAAAAACTATAAAGAGAAAAGTTTGAGGTATGAAACAACAAAGTTTCTTCCGCTTGTCTAACGCCAAGGAGCTTTGCGGATTTAATTTTGCTTGGTTTTTTGCTAAAAAGGCTCATTATATCACTCCTTAACAATTGTTTCATTCAATATAACATATAAAATTGCACATTTCAAGCAATAGAAAGAGGGTGATTGCATGGCGGATGGTTCCGTTATTATCAAGGCGGATGTTGATGACAAACAAGCGCAGGCTGAATTAAACCGGCTTACTAAAAAAATAGATTCGCTCAATGAAAAAATCAGCGATAAAAAGCAAGAGCAGATGCCACTGGTTGAGCAATCAAAACAATTAGCGGCTGTTCTCGATGACGCAAAGGCGAAACTGGACTATATGAAAAGCGGCGATGCGTTTTTTACATCCAGCTCTATAAAGGAGCAGGAGCAGACAGTAGCATCATTGCAAAAAGAATGGGACGGTGTGCAAAAAAAGGTTGAGGCAATGGATACGTCCATCGCCAAAGATACCCGAAGCCTTGAACGAATGAGCACCCGGGCGGGAGAACTTTCTGCACAGCTCGCGGGAGCCAAAAGACACACTCAGGGGATGTCACCCGCAGCCCAAGAAGCGGCAAAGCAGATGGAAAAATTCACCAACCGCATCAAGGGCCTTGCTCGACGCGTTTTTCTTTTTACGCTCATCACAAAGGCACTTCGCGCATTGAAAGATTATATGTGGAGTGCCATTCAAACAAACGAAAAGGCCATGAAGGCGGTTTCAAAGTTAAAAGGTGCTTTGCTGGTTTTAGCACAGCCCATTTTGAATGTGCTTATCCCTGCGTTTACTGTTTTTGTAAATGTGCTGACACGTATAGTCAATACAATTTCCGACCTTGTTTCAAAAATATTTGGGACAACGGCAGAAGCATCTGCGGAAGCTGCTGAGAATCTATACGAAGAAAGCAGTGCAATGGATAAAACCGGGAAAGCTGCAAAGAAAACAAGTAAATCTTTAGCATCTTTTGACGAAATCAATAAGCTTTCCGGCAGCAATGACAAGGCCAAAAATGGGCCGGATTTTACAACGGGAATAAACGATCAACTTAGCGCAATCATGGAACTATTTACCGGTGCGCTTTTGCTTGCCATCGGCGCAATTTTAACGTTTTCCGGCGCTAATATTCCGGTTGGCATTACCCTGATGGCTTTAGGCGCTGCGGCGATCTGGGGTGCTGTAAAGACAGACTGGGGGGCAATCGCAAAACTGCTGCAAGGCCCAATCGGGGTTGTTACTGCGATCCTGTCGGTTGCGTTGCTTGCCATCGGTGCAATTATTTTGTTCTCCGGAGCAAACATACCATTGGGCTTGGGGTTGATGGTTGCTGGAGCAATCGGTCTTGCGTCTGTTGTTGCAGCTAATTGGGATACTGTTAAAAAGATGCTGCAAGGCCCAATCGGAGCCGTTGTTGCTCTTTTGAGTTTTGCGCTACTCGTAATCGGTGCAGTGATTCTGTTTTCTGGCGCAAACATCCCGCTTGGCCTTGCGCTAATGGCTGTTGGTGCTGCTGGGATGGCAACGGTCATTGCGGCAAATTGGGATACAATTAAAGAAGCACTGCAAGGCCCAATCGGAGCCGTTGTTGGCCTGCTTTCTGGCGCGTTGTTGGTTTTGGGTGCAATCTTGGCGTTTAGCGGTGCAAGTGTTCCGCTCGGTTTAGGGCTAATGGTTGCTGGCGCAATTGGGCTTGCGACTACGGTTGCGGCGAATTGGGATACAATTAAAACCTTGCTGCAAGGCGCTATTGGCGGCGTTGTTGCCGTGGTTAGCAGCGCACTATTGGTTATCGGCGCAGTCTTAGTATTCAGCGGAGTCGCACTTCCTCTCGGGATTGGATTACTTATTGCCGGAGCTGCCGGTCTTGCGGCAACGGTGATTGCAAACTGGGATACAATAACAAATCTGCTGGGTGGCCCCATCGGAGCAATCACGGCTATGATAAGCGGCGCTTTGCTTGTCTTGGGCGTAATCCTTGTGTTTACCGGAGTTGGTATCCCTCTTGGTTTGGGAATGATCGTAACCGGAGCGGCTGGACTTGGCTCTGTGGTGGCACTCAACTGGGACTATCTGAAAGAAAAATTAAGCGAAACGTGGGAAAGTATCAAATCTTGGTGGCAATCAAGCGTTGCAAAGTATTTCACCGTTGAATATTGGCAAGACCTTGGCAAAAACATTATTGATGGGTTGCTCAATGGTTTGAAGTCAGCGTTTGAAAGCGTGAAATCTTGGGCTTCTAATGCAATGGGGAGCATCAAAAATGCATTTACAGGCGGCGGTAACGTCCGCACACCTGCCATCAATTCCGCATCCGTTCCCCGTTTGGCGACCGGCGCAGTGATTCCCCCGAACCGTGAGTTTTTGGCGGTGCTGGGTGACCAGAAGCTGGGGAACAACATTGAAGCCCCTGAATCTGCTATCGAGGCAGCGGTGGCCCGTGGCATGGCTCAGTATGGTGGAGGCAATCAGACGGCAATCCTTAAAATCGGCGAACAGGAATTGGGCCGCATTATCTTCAAGCTGAACAAAGACCAGACGCAGCGCGTTGGCATTAAAGTGACCTAAAGGCGGTGTATATGAATTACATCAAAATTAACGGGACATCGTTTGATGTGAATGTAGCGATCTCTAAGTACAATGAAAATTTCAGCGTTCTCGATGGAGAGAACGCTGGGAGATCAAAGGACACAGGCCGGATGATCCGGGATGTTCTGGGAACGTACATTGGGCATAAGGTGACTGTTTTCCGCAGAGGGGACGATTACAGAAGCTACGATGCGTTCTGGAACTATCTCAAAGCCCATTCCGTTGACGATTCTGTTTTGCTTGAAGCTGCGGACGGAAACACAACTATTTCCTATCGCGCATATTACACCAGCGCATCGCACGATATTGAAAAGGTTGAAAACGGAGTCAATTATTGGGGAGAAATTGAAATCCATTTCATCCCAATCGCACCGCAAATCACGCGGTAAGGAGGGCGTATGGATTATATCATGATCGGCCCCTACCAGTTTGATCGGGATGCATCTAAGGACGATATGCGGTTAGACTACTGCTCATCTTTTCAAGAAGTTGCATTGGATGAAAGCAGCCTTTCGTTCGATACGGTCAGCGTAGAAGTTTGCACCACAACAATAGGCGCACAGCTTTCTGCACTCCCCAATAATACCCCCATCATTGTTTACAGAGGCGGCGAAATCAAAGCAAGATTTGTAAGCAGCGGCGTTTCCCGTATCGGGCCTGTCACTTATCAACTTACAGGGCGGTCTCCTATGGGCGCGCTTACCGGCATGGTGCATACTGGCGGCATTTACACAGGCCAGACCGTGGAAGAGGTTGTAAAAGAAATCTGCGGCAACATCCCTTCGCTGATAAAAAGTGTATATGCCGGAGTTAAACTTTATGGCTGGCTTCCTTATGCGGATGGGAAAGAACGCTCTGCACGAGACAACCTCGCACAAGTTCTTTTCGCCATTGGGGCCTATCTTCGTACGGACCTAAACGGCGTTTTGAGAATTGAGCCATTGTGGGACGGTACGGCATCACTAATTGAAGTTGACCGCTCTTACACCGGGGGAACTGTGAAATATGATTCTCCCATCTCCGCCGTGACGGTGACAGAGCACCAGTATGTGGCGGGGACGGAAACGAAGGAGTTGTTTTCCGGCACGGCGCAGAATGGCGATATCATCACAATCTCTGAGCCGATGCACTCCCTCTCCGCAACCGGCTTTACCATTCTGGAAAGCGGCGCGAACTACGCAAAGATTTCCGCAGGAACTGGCGCACTGACCGGAAAGGCGTATATCCACAACACCCGCTTAATCACTCAGCCCGTGACGGCAGGCGCGGCGGAAAACGTGAAGTCGGTTACGGATGCCACACTGGTATCTCTGGTAAACTCCTACGCCGTGGCGAAGCGTCTTGCAGACTATTACCGATGCCGCGAAACTATCACCAATGACATTGTAAGCGGACATGAGAAACCGGGCCATGTTGTGAGCGTATATCATCCGTATGACAAGAAAATGGTTTCTGCGTGTATCCAGTCTTTGGACACCACCATGAGCGCGACGCTAAAAAGCAGCATGGAGGCGCTGGTTGGATTCACCCCGGCACAGCCGGAATCTGCGGAGTATTTTGACGAGCGGGTTCTGCTGACCGGATCGGGCACGTGGACGCCGCCGGAAGGCGCCGAAGCACTGACGGTGGTCCTGATCGGAGACGGGCAGGACGGCACTGCCGGGCAGAATGGTGAAGGCGTGGCACTCACGGGCCAGACGATCCCAAACACCTGTTCCGGCTCCTTTCCCAGTGCGCCCGCCGGAAAAGGCGGCAAGGCAGGTGCTCCCGGCTCCGGCGGCAAGATTTTTCAAATCACCATAGACATCACCCCCGGCATGAGCTTTTCCTATGCCACCAGCCAAAACGGCGAGGCCGTATTCGGAAGCCATTCCAGCGCGGAAGGCTCTGCGTCTGCCAGTGGTTACTATGATGACGTCACCGGGAAAACCTATGCCCGGCAGGGCGCGGTTGGCTACGACGGCGGTGACGGCGGCGCTCCCGGCGCATCCGGCGGGTCTGTGGCCGGCTACAAAGGCGGCTACGGATACAAACCGGCGGAATACACCATGCGGATGACCGAGGACAACATCCGCTATACGCAGACCTTCAAGCACCAGGGCATCGGCGGACCCGGCGCGGCGATGGGGACAGAAGTCACATGGGGGCCGTCTGTTTTCTCTGTCGGCCTGCCGACATTTATTCCCAATATCGAAATCAAAGGCAGTGCCCCCGGCGCATCGGCAGTTCCCGGCGCTGACGGCGAAAACTACGGCGATGGCGGCGGAGCCGGGCACGGTGGCGGCGGTGCAGGCGGAATTGGCAGTTGTAGCATCTCAATGTCTCCCACGCCCCCGTCCACGCAGCACCAGTCTATCAACTTTTCCGGCGACCTCCAGCGCGGCGGCTCCGGCAGCAAAGGCGGCAAAGGACAGCCCGGCTGCATCATCCTGTTTTACGGGAAGAAGAAAACCATCAAGTCTGGCCCATTGGTACAAAAGGGCGGCGGGTTGTTTTTCGACCGCCTAAACAAACTTTTCATCGTGTGAGGTGTGAAAAATGACGATTGAACAGAGAGTCGCAGTCTTGGAGGAAATTTTCTCCAAGCTGAACGACTATTACACATCCGCCTACTCCGGCGAGGAAATCGACGCGCGGCTGGCGTCCGCCGGTGTGCCTATCGGCATCACCAAGGAGTACAAGAGCGTGGCCGAAATGAACCAGGACTTCACCGGTACGGACGTCCAGCGCGGCCAGTTCGTCCTGATCCTGCCGGACAGCACGGCCTCCGCGGACTATGGCAAGGTGTACCTCAAGGGCACGGCCAACTGGGTGCCTGCCTTTACGCTGACCACGCTCACGTCCATCAAAGGTCCCATTGGCCCTCCCGGCAAAAAGGGCGACAAGGGCGATCCCGGCGAGGCCGGTTCCAGCTTCGTCATTCTGGGCTACTTCGACACGCTGGACGCCCTCAAGGCAGCCGTCCTAAATCCCAAGGCCGGTGACGTGTACGGCGTGGGCACTGCGCCTCCGTACAACATCTACATCTGGGATTCCGTCCACGGCAAGTGGGTGGGCAACGGCAACCTGCAAGGCCCGCAGGGCGAGCAGGGCATCCAAGGCCCCGAAGGGAAACAGGGGCCGGAGGGCAAGCAAGGCCCGGAAGGCCCCGTGGGCGGTTCCAGCAACTTCGTCCGCTACGATGCGCCCCAGAACCTCACAGACGAGCAGAAGGCGCAGGCGCGGAAAAATATCAACTCCGCCCCCGGCGGGTTTGGGTGGGGTGAAGCGATGAAAGATGTGCTCGCATCCGAGGTCGAAGACACCTATAAAACATACTGTGGCAAGCTTGATATGCTGCTTGCCGATATGCCAGACGGAACATCGCAACTTATTTATACACGTGGCCCAGTTTCAACGGGCCAATATTCTGGGGCCGGGAATATCGTTGCCGTTCTATCAAAAATATTGGGGACGAGCGCATCACTGATCGGCCTTTCGCCTGATCCGAGAGGCACTACCAACGGATTGTGGCGAATGCTGAAGGATAACGGGAATTGGCAGCCCGTCGAATGGATCAATCCTCCCATGCAACTGGGCGTAGAATACCGCACCACGGAGCGGTATCTCGGAAAGCCGGTGTATGTGAAAACCATAAACATGGGGAATCTTCCGGGCAATGCCGTAAAAATGGCCAGTTTCCAATCAAATAACGTTGTCGATAAAATCGTGTCCGTAACCGGGCAATGCACTACCGACTCAGGAGTGAACGTGTCCATGCCTTACCACACAGGGTCTGGTCCGAACTGGAACACTGTAATTTTAATTGGCGCAGATGGGTCCGGAGCAGCTCAAATTGTCACATTTGCCCCAGATTTCTCCGAATACAAGAATGCATGTATTACGGTGAAATACACCAAGCTGGCAGATTAAAGGGGCGGCTCTATGGAAAACACCTGCATCTGTTGCGGGGCAGTCATCCCCGAAGGCCGTCAAGTGTGCCCAATTTGTGAGCGACAATGGCCTGAATTTTAATCTGCACGAAACCAAGTCGGACTTTTGACTTGCACGAAAGCAAGTCGGAATTACCCTAAAAACTGCAACTTTTTAAGGGGTGTGAAATGGAAATTTTACAAATTGTATTAACTGCCGCCACCGGCTCCGGCGTGACCGCCATCATCCTCGCGATCCTCCAGCGGAAATGGGCCAAGGATGACAAGCGGGACGCCATCGTGGACGCGCTGAAAGTGCTGCTGATCGACCGGGTGCGCTATCTGGGCCAGCATTACATTGCAGACGGCAGCGTCAGCCTGTCAGACAGGGAAACGCTGGACGAGATGCATCAGGCGTATAAATCCCTTGGCGGCAACGGACACCTGAAAATCATCATGGCCGAGGTCGGCGAGCTGCCGATCCGGAAAGAGTGAAAGGAGAACGCTATGGAAAACATCAAGAAACGGCTGGGCAATCTGCTTGCGGTGAAGTCTCTGGTGACCATCACTTTGACTGTGATCTTCGCGGTGCTGGCCCTGCGGGGTGACATTTCCGGAACGGAATTTTTGACGATCTTTACCACCGTGATCGCGTTCTATTTCGGGACGCAGCGAGTGGCAGAAGATAAAAACGGTTGAATAATCAACCGAACAGTTAAAACCGGTTGAAAAATCAACCGTAAATTTGAAAGGGGACATATTATGAACAAGATCTACGAAAACATCATCACCGAGGGCAAGCAGAACGGCAAGCCCATCGAGGCCATCAACACCGAGCTGAAGGATGCCGGAGCAAACTTCCACCTGAATCCCGACGGCGGCGTGGCCGGGTGGACGGAGCAGGAGATGAGAGAGGGATTCATCCCGGCTGCGGATGACGGGAAGGACGGCATCTACAAGATCGCCAGCGATGGCAAGCCTGTCCGCTACTCCAACATGGCGCCCGGCGGTGGGGTCTACGGCACTGCCATCCCCGTGATGGATCGGGACAAGAGCCGCGCCGATACTGTCATCACCGTGGGTCGCTGGGAGCTGTCTTATGATAGTCTGGGTTGCTGCTACAGCCGCAAGTATCTGAGAAAATGACCAGAGCGGGGACAGTTCCGCTTCAGGACCTCCAATGGGTGCGGATTTATTTTAACAGAAAACGTCTCCGCTCCACCAAGGCCAACCTCAAGAAGATGCTGGCGGAGACAGGCGGAGACGCGATCTGTAACGGCTCCATTTTCCTACGGAACCAGCAGCCCGCCTGCCACCTGAAGGCAGACGGAAAGGTTTACAAGGCCCCGGACTATCGGGCATGGGCCATCAGCTGGAACACCCCGGAGGATTTCGGCGTAAAAACAGTACCCAACGGGGACGCGAACTACATGGAGTGTGTCCACCTAATCGTCGGCGGGAAGAAGATCAGCCCCGTCACCTGCGGAGCGGATATGCGCTACCGTGCGCCCCGAACGGCCATCGGCACCAAGGACGGGCGGTTTGCCTACTATGTGAGCAAGGACCGGCGGTCGCCGGAACAGCTCCGTGATTTGCTGGTATCCTCCGGCTGGGACAACGCCATTATGATGGACGGCGGCGGAAGCACCTGCTTCATGGACAAGGACGGCAATGGTTTTACCGGGGACGGGCGGGTGATCCCGTTTTTCCTCGTCTGGAAACTGAAAAGCGGGGACGCATTTGAACCGGAAGGAGAAAAACCCATGGTAGAGATCAACGCTTATTCCAAGGCGAAGGACGGCGGCAAGAAACTGTCCACAAACTTTGCAGTGAAAGAATTTGCCTGCAAGGACGGCTCCGATGCCGTGCTGGTAGCGCCCCGGCTGGTGATGGTTTTGCAGAGCCTCCGCAGTCACTTTTGCGCGGCTGTGACCATCAACAGTGGGTATCGGACGCCCCAGTACAACGCCAGAGTGGGCGGCGTGACGGACAGCCAGCACTGCTACGGCACGGCGGCTGACATTGTGGTGCGGGGCAAGACCCCGGCGCAGGTGGCGGCTTATGCACGGCAGCTGATGCCCGATTGGGGCGGCGTGGGGGTTTATGACAGCTTTTGTCATATCGACGTGAGAGAGGCCAAGGCTGACTGGAAAGGATAAAACCGAAAGGAGGGCCAGAAGATGGCAACAACATCCACGCGGTTAATCCGCGCTCTGCAAGTCTGGGAAACCTATGGAAAAAGAACACCGGGAGATCCGGGCGCTGTTGTCATCCATGGCCCCGGCCCGGGCGGCGCAGGCCGTCCGGTTGGTAGGCCTGCCGCCTGACGAGGAAACGGCGGTGCTGGCGGTGGACGTCCACGGCCAAAGCTGCCTACAGGCGGCGGCGCTGCTCCACGTCAGCGTGGATGGCCTCGCCAAGATCCGGCGAAGGGCCTACGCCAAGATCGCGGATGATATGCAGGGGTAAAAAAGAAAGCCGTGTCCGATTCGGACACGGCTTTTCTTTGGGCAGTTTGAGGGCAGAATACAGGCAGTTTCCGGGCAGTTTGGCTGTCCGGATTTTTTGTATCATAGAAGTGTAAAGGAGGCGCACACAATGTACGAGCGGCTTTTGGCCTGCGGGTATCCGGTGGAGTTGGCGCGAGATATTGTTGCGCAGACCGATCCAGCGGAGCTGGAACGATACGTGCGCATGATCGAACTGCTCTACGATGACCGGAGGGAGTATGTATAGCTATTTCAACCCTAACCCAGCAGGGCGCAATGTATCGGATTGCACGGTGCGCGCGATCTGCAAGGCAACCGGCAAGGATTGGGGCGAGGTTTATTTAGGCCTTTGTATACAGGGATATTTAGACGGTGACTTGCCCAACGCAAACGCCTGCTGGGGCTCATATCTGCGTTCGCTTGGATATCGGCGGTATATTGTGCCAGATACGTGTCCAGACTGCTACACAGTTGGCAGGTTTGCAGACGAGCATCCACATGGGTCCTATATTCTGGCCTTGTCCGGCCATGTGGTCTGTGTAGAGGATGGATGCATCTTCGACAGTTGGAACAGCGAAAACGAAATTGTTTTGTATTACTGGGTCAAGGAGGATGACTAAAATGGCTTACACACCTTACGGATGGCAAAACCCTTATTACGCACAGCCCATGCCGGATAATCTGGCACAACTCCGTCAACAGCAGATGCCTCCAATGATGGCACCACAGCCCCCTCAGAATCCGGTGGCGCAGAGCGGTGTGCAGTGGGTCAGCGGCGAACAGGAGGCCCGGAACTGGATGATTGCGCCCAATGCCGCCGTGGCTTTGTGGGACAGCTCCGCGCCTACGGTGTACCTCAAGAAGGCGGATGCCAGCGGTAAACCGTCCCTCACGATTTATGACCTCGTAGAACGCACAGAAACGCCCCGTACAGCCACGCAGGAAAAGGGCGTGGAGTTTGTCACCAGAAAAGAATTCGACGCACTAGCGGCGCTTGTGGGCGAATTGAAGGGCAAGAAGAAGCGCAAGGTAGAGGAGGAAGAGGACGATGAATAACAATCCGTTTTTCAATGCGTTAGGTGGCGGACAGATGCCGGGGTCGATGAGCGGCTTTCCTCAGCTTTTACAGCAGTTCAAGCAGTTCAAGGCAAGTTTTAAAGGCGACCCAAAAGCGGAAGTGGAGAAGATGCTGCAAAGCGGCAAAATCTCACAAGATCAGTTAAACAAGATACAGTCAATGGCAAACCAATTTCAGGGGCTTTTCAAGTAATCAAAATCGTGGCCACGGTTTGATATAAATATTTTTTCAAAAGGAGTGATACTATGTCTCTTTCCTCTGACGGCACCATGCTGACTATGCCTGTGGCTCCTGCCAACACCGGAAACGGTAACGGCTTCGGCTGGGGCGGCGATGGCGCATGGTGGATCGTGCTGTTCCTCATTTTCGCTGCGTTCGGTGGCTGGGGTAACGGCTTTGGTTTCGGTGGCGGCGGCAACGGCGTGATGGACGGTTATGTCCTGACCTCTGATTTTGCCAATGTCGAGCGCAAGATCGACAGTGTAAATCAGGGTCTTTGCGACGGATTTTACCAGCAGGCGCAGCTTATCAACGGCACCAACATGGCGATGGCAAACGGCTTTGGGCAGGCTGAGCTTTCCCGCAGTAACCAGCAGGCGGCTCTCATGCAGCAGTTGACTGCCATGCAGATGCAGGCCGCTGAGTGCTGCTGCAACACCCAGCGCAGCATCGAGGGCGTGCGCTATGATATGGCGGCGCAGGCTTGCGATACCCGGAACACGGTGCAGAACGCCACCCGGGACATTATCGACAATGCCAACAGCAACAGCCGCGCGATCCTCGATTTCCTGACCCAGAGCAAGCTGCAGGATCTCCAGAGCGAGAACCAGAGCTTGAAGCTGGCCGCATCTCAGGCGGCGCAGAACAGCTATCTGGTGTCCCAGCTCCGGCCTTCTCCCATTCCGGCCTACACGGTGCAGAACCCCTATTGCTGCAACCAGTTTGCCGGATGCGGCTGCTGACAACTGCATAGCGTAGCTTTTTGTTGGCAATGTTTTGTTGACGCCAACAAAATGTTCGGCCCCGTGCCGATACTGATGACAAAGCGGCGGGGCAGTAGCCCTGCCGCTGATTTTATGAAAGGAGATTTCTATGCCTGAATACACTGCCATTGCCGCACAGACCGTAGCGGCAAACCAGAACGTGCTTTTTACGGAAGCACCGATTCCCTGCACTAAGGGCCTTGTGACGCACCGCACTGGCTCTGGCCTGTTTAACCTCCGTGGTAACTGCTCCCAGTGCCGTGTCCGCTACAAGGTGGACTTTATTGGCAACATCGCCGTAAGCACCGGCGGGACACCCGGTCCCATCTCCGTTGCCATTGCGGTTGACGGTGAGCCGCTCCCGTCCTCCGTTGCGACGGTGACGCCCACGGTTGCGGGGGCATTTTTTAACGTGGCTGCATCCGAGTACGTTGACGTTACAAAGGGTTGCTGCGCGTCGCTGTCCATCCGCAACGTTAGTGGCGAGGCCATTGACGTGAGCAACGCGAACCTTATCATTACCAGAGTTTGCTGAGAAAGGAGAACACAATGGGAATGAAATCTATGTATGAACTGCGGGATATGCTCTGCAAGGAGCTGGAAGAAATCACCCGCAAGGGCGAGCTGGGCGCCGGGGATCTGGACATTGCCCACAAGCTGACGGACACCATCAAAAATATCGACAAAATCGAGGCAATGGACGAGCGCGGCTATTCCGGGCGCTATCTGGATGATGACCTGCGTGGCTATGGCCGTGGCAGCTCCTATGCCCGGAGACATTATGTTCGCGGCCATTACAGCCGTACGGATGCGACCGATCATCTTCGTAGCCAGATCAACGATATGATGCGGGAGACCGACGATGACCGCATCAAGGACGCCCTGCGCCGTGCAATGGACATGATGGAGGATTAAGGGGGTAGGCCCCAATGATTGACGATCGAGAAGTGGCGCTATGGATCAAGCGGTTAGAAACAGAGGAGTCCAGCTGGGCAAACTATGAAAAGCTGGCGGCGCTGTATACCATCCAAAACCAGAACCGAGAGCCAGTGAGGGAAAGCCGTATGATCGATGCGTATTCTGCGGCTCCCGCGCCTGACAGCGAATTTCTCCGGGCGGTATCTAACGTTGACCCAGCCCGTGCGTGGGAGGTCATGGACGAGCTGATGGACAGCTTGAAAGTGGTCAACGAGCGGGTTTACAATAGCGTCATGCGGAAATTGGAAAGCTAAATTTAACCCCTCGGCAAATGCTGGGGGGTTAGTTATATTTTAATGTTAGTGTTGCGACATGAAAATAAGACTAACTTGGCGTTACAAAAAACGCACCGTCATTGTCTGCGTCGATGCGCTGGATTGTGCGTACCCAGAATTCCTTTTTTGCCTGCCGGTCTAAATCAGGATATTCCTTCAATTCCCGCCGTAATGTTTCAAGGTCAAATTCTTTTATAGGCTCCGGGTTTATTGCCGCGAGCTGCTGTTTCAATTCCGTATAGTCTTTTTTGTATTCTTCGATTTCAATCAAATCCGACAGATACAGGTCTTTCAGTTTTTGCATTTTCCGCTTGATTTGCTCCGCCGTTTTGGGCGGCTTTTTTTCTGCGGTTTTTGATTTGGAGTAATATTTTTTTGCGATCCCCTCAAATTCCCTCAGAAGGTAATCCTCAAGCACATCTTCTCGGATTCTGAGGATGTGCGGGCAGTCGGCTGGGTCAAGTGTGTGCGTTCTGCATCGGTAGTACTTGTACACCTGCTTTACAGTCTCCGGCTGCATATTTCTACCGCACTCCCGGCAACGGAGAATTCCGGTAAACAAATATATTCGATCCGCACTGGCGTTCCGCTGGCTTCGCCGTTCCAAGATTTTCCCAGCAAGGTCGAAGGTTTCTCGATCGACGAGTGCGGGCAATGCGTTTTCCACGCCGAACGCCTCACCTAAGTACAGGCGGCTTCTCAACGCATCCTTGTATTTGTTGTACGAGCGTTTGATCCCCCACTCTGTTGCCATATACCGCCTTAGTGCAAGGATGCTTTGCAGCCGTATAAAGGCTGGGAACATATCTCGCGCCGCGGCGGCGGTTTCTTCATCAATGGCGTAGCGCCGGTTCTTCACGCAGATTCCGATGGGAGTTTTCCCGTTGGTTGGCTGGCCCTTTGCCCTCTTGCCTTCGTTGATGGCCTTAATGCGCTCCGATGTACGGTCAGCTTCGTCCTGCGCTACCGACAACATAATATTGACCTTCAATCGCCCTGATGCAGTCCGCGTTTCGTAGTCCTCTCTGATGGCCTGCCAATCTACATGATTTTTGTCGAGAACCTCTTGCACGGCGTAGTACCCCGCCACATTCCGAAACCACCTATCCAGCTTGACAAAAAGGATGGTGTCGATTTTCCCGGCGCGGCAATCATCAAGCAGACGCAGCAAGGCCGGACGCTTTTTATACGGCTTTCTGGCGCTAATTCCGGCGTCCTCGTAAATGCCCACCACCTCCATGTTGTGTGCTGCGGCATAGTCCGTCAGGGCCTCCCGCTGGTCTGCCAGTGACAGTCCGTGCTTCGCCTGTTCTTCGGTCGATACCCTGATGTACAGTGCTACACGGATGCGTAGATTATTTGGTAGAGTGACCACTATTTTTTGGCACATGCTATCCCCTCCAGAAGCCCATTTGGATACAATTGAAATCAAGGTACAACGCATAGGATATGGAGAAAAACAATAAAACCAGCAAAGCGGCAATGATGCGGTTCCGGGTTTTCACGCCCTGCTCCATCATCGTAATGATCTGCCGTTTGCTGGACAAATGCTTTTCGAGGCCGACTTTCTCCGCCTGGAGGGTTTCTTCTGTTGCCGTATAGTGATCACCTATACCGAAAAATTCATCTAAGGAGATGCCTAAAACAGCGCAAATTGGCCCCACAGTGTTAATAGACGGTGCTTTGGATGAGTTAGCAAAGAAGTTGTTGACTGTGGACAGGGGCACATTAGATGCGTCGGCAATGTCCTGAGCCGTCATGTTGAGGGCGGCTCTTTTTTCGCGGCATAGGTCTTGGATCGTCAAAAAAATCGGCCTCCTGTATTAAGTTTGTAAGATATGGGCAGACGCAATCTCAAATCTGGTTCGGTAGTATACTGCCTGTTTCTAAGGTTCTGGCATTGCGCTGCCCAACCTATTTCTGCTATGGTTACATCACGGCAAGCCAATCCCCCCAAGGCTTGCCCTCCGGCCCCCGCCGTTTGTTGCAGAGGCGGCGGGGCCGGTTTTTTCACTTACTTTATTTCCCAAGAGTTTCCGCAATTCTGGCAAAGGCAAATCTTTTGATTTTTTACAACGGTCTTTTCGCCACCTTTGCTTTTCTTCCACACGAGATTAGACATGCCAAGGGTTGATACCGCCATCAAGCCGCGAGCAGCATTGTTGATATGGCCTCCGATACCGTTCCCGTGCTTTTTGGTTTTACTTGACACTTGCTCCATAGAGATTGTTACATTTTCACTTCCGCAATTAGGGCAAACCATAGCGAAGCTCCTTTCATTCTTTTATATGGGTATATGTAAATATTCAATATGCGCGGTCAACCGTCATGCCCCCATATCTTGCGGTTGCAAAATCATGGTGGTGTGCTATAATAAGCGAACAGACGTTCTGTTCACAAATGATGAACGGAGGATACATAGATGTTGGATTTACCGGCAAACTGTGATATAATGGCAACAGAACAGCTTGAAGAAATTCGCTACAAACTGATGCATGCCGTACTGCTTTTGCCGCAAGAGGAACAGGTAGAATTGCTGCGAATGATTAAAGGAGAAAACGATGGTGTATAATCAATTGTGGTATGAAAATCCCAACGTTCTTAAAGCCGTAAACGCGTGTCTCAACGTATTGGAAGCGTCTGGCATTTCGGCGGAATGCGCTACACTTGTTCCGGACTGTTTGGCGGAGGCTATTAAATGCAGCAACTATGAAACGCTAAAGCAAGGAGCATTCAAGAGCGCTCCCATTTCTGTAACCGCCAATAATGACGGCGGGTACAGTATTATGCCTGAAAGCCTGCAATGTATTGATTTACTATGGCCGAAGTGATGCCATTTGCCACCGTTTCAATTACCGATAGAGATATTGACTTTAAGGATTTTAAAACAGCGCTGGTTTTTGCCCAGCTTTCTTTTCCCTCGATGTTTGCGATAAAGTCATGGCCTTTTGGCGTGATGTGATAAATTGTATTCAAGTAAAAATATCCAAACATTTCGCTTGTTGCAAAGGAAAAATCTGTTTTTAAGTATCCGCTTTCTGAAAGCTGTACAACATGATATATGATCTCTTCTCTTGAATAGCTGCCAGAAAGCAAGCGCACCAAACAGGGAATGCTGACATAGCTAAATTTTCTTAGCCCATTTGGATTTTCAACCGCAGTTTCAACGGAAATACGATCTTCGACCAAAAGCATAATATCCCGCAAGCAATCTGGGTTCAGTTTCATTCCGTGCCCCTCTTGCTTTTCAGATACCCGATATACCGGCATACTTCCGCCAGTTCGGCGGGTGTCGCGTCCCGGATATAATCTAATATTTCCTGCGCTTCCGCGCTCACGCCCTCGATCTTCGGATCGGGGGTTTCTTTTATGCCTGCAAGAGCATCATCCATGCGGATCTTTGCTTCGGCTACTGGCATTAAAACAGGATAGATATGCTCTAATCCACGCAAATCAGTTTCCTGAACATCGAAAAAAGAACAAAGTTTATCGATAGTTGTTTGATCTGGGTCGACATCAATGCCCTTTTCCCATTTCTTTTTCCAGACGCTTACAGTCCCCTTATTTATTCCGGATTGGATAGCGGCAGCGGATGGAGAAAGGTTTTTATTTTTACATAATTGCATATATACGTCATAAAACATAAAAAAGCCACCACTTATTTGGTCAATACAGCTAAAGTTTAAACAGATAGACTTTTTACCCGAATATCCCTTGACAAGTTTAAACAATTAGACTATACTGACGATAGTTGAATCAATTAGACAATGCTACCGCCCACCAGATATTACACTGGCGTTCCGGTTGATGTGGTACTTGTAACTGCAATTTCATAGTAGCACATCGGTTTAATTATTTCAACCACTTTTTTAATGTGGAGGTGAAAAAATGATTGCGAGTTGGACGGGGCAGCTTGTAGGGGCCATGCACAATGCGAATGTGTCGGCGCGGCAGCTTGCAGATTATATGGGGCTGACCCCTGAATACGTTAGCATGGTTCTTAATGGGAAAAAAACACCCAAGGGGGCCGAGGAACGATTTCGAACGGCTCTGCGGGAAATGTGTGCAGACAAGGAGGGCGAATGAGAGAACTAATTCCAATGGATTCCTACGGCGTATTTGCAGATGGGCATGACACAGCCAGGGCAAACAGCCTGATGGTGGCGGAATTTTTCGGGAAGCACCATGACAAGGTTGTGCGAGATATTGAAAACCTTGACTGCTCGGCTGAATTTAATGCCGCCAACTTTGGCGTTATTAAATACACGGACAGCCGGGGACGCAGGCAGCGGGCCTATGCCATGACACGGGACGGATTTATGTTCCTTGTGATGGGGTATCGCGGCAAAAAAGCGGCGGCAATTAAGGAAGCCTACATCAAGCGCTTTAACGATATGGAACGTTTGATCGGTACGCTGGTGGAAACACGGCAGGAATTTCCGTTGCTAACTGCGAGCATCAAACTGATCCACGAGCATCCGAAGCCATACCACTTTTCCAACGAGGCCGATATGCTGAATCGGATGGCAATCGGTATGACCGCAAAAGAGTTTCGCAAGGCCCACGGCCTCAAGGATGGCGAGAGCATCCGGCCATATCTGACGGCAGAGCAGCTTTCCATATTGGACACGTTGCAGAAGGTGGACATTGGTCTGCTGCTTGCTATGCCGGATTATGACCAGAGGAAGCGGCAACTCCAATGGTATCTGACACAGCCTGCATCTGGGAGGCTGGCCGTATGAGCAAGAAGCTGGCGAGGATGTACGGCGTGACGGTGGCAGAACTGTTCGAATCCAGCAATGAGCAATAACAGGAGGAAAAAGGAATGAAGGAAATTAAGGTACGGATTACATTTACGGAACCCATTCTTGGCACAAGCCCTGCAAACCCAGACGTATATCGGGAGTTTATCGGTTCCAAATCCCCGGACGCTTTAAGCGTTGAGGACGAAGTTGCCGCGCTGGGCGCTGATGCCGTGGCCGAGAAGGCCATGACGGTGTTCCCCCGGATGGAGGACGGCACCCCGTTCCTCTACGATTACCAGATCAAAGGTTTCTTCAAGGACACCTGCGGCGGTCTCCGTAAAGTCAAGGGCACGGCCAGTGAGAAGATCAAGGCTTACAAGAAGGAGATCGATAAGCTGATCTTCCCAGAGCCTCGTGTGATTCCGCTGGAGTTCGACGGCACCATTGGCGAGTGTCAGCGCCCCCTGAGAGCGCAGACGGCGCAGGGCGAGCGAGTCAGCCTTGCTATGAGTGAGGAAATCCCCGCAGGCGCTACTTGCGAGTTCCGGGTGGTCTGCCTTTGCGACGATCACGAAAAAGCCGTCCGGGAATGGCTGGACTATGGCCGGTACTCCGGCATCGGCCAGTGGCGCAACAGCGGCAAGGGCCGGTTCACATGGGAGGAGATCCAGTAACGCGACGGAACGGTTGGGCATCGCCAGGCATTGCCACGGAACAGCAAGGCGAAGCACAGCAAAGGAAAGGCCACGGCTCGTTCCGCAAAGCAACGGAAATGCGGGGCTACGCGGTGCCGCGGCAAGGCTGGGCGCAGCAATGATATGCAACGGAATAGCATTGCATCGAGGGGCTACAGAAGGGCCACGAATCGTTAGGCAAAGCAACGGAAGGGCGAAGAGGGGCTAGGTTATGCAGAGCAACGGCAAAGCGGAGAACACCATAGCAAAGGCAATGCACAGAGATTCAAGGCAATGCAATGCAATGGAATGGTTCAGAACGGTACAGAATCGCAGCGGAATGGCGTAGCACAGCAATGCTTGACGTAGCAACGGAAATGCAGTGATTTGCTATGCAAAGGCAACGCACAGAGGAGCAATTCAGCGCAAAGCCAAGGAAGAGAAATGCAAAGAAAAGCGTAGGAAATGCTTAGATGAGAATGGCGGTGGAATAGCGAAGTGACGTATCGCTAAGAACAGCAACGGTATGGCAGAGAGACGCTGGGCAAGGCATAGCAATGGAATCGATGAGCGCGGCTAAGAAGCGTATGAAACGAAGTATAAAAAATGCCCCGTCCGGTGTTGCAGACCGGGCAGGGCGGCGGAACAAATCTTAGGCTCAGATATGTATCCTGTGGCTATTTTAGCACAGGGGAAAGGAAAAGGCAATGGCGAAGAAACGAAAAATCGAATACCGGGTGATCTGGGTGTCTCCGCCTGACCCGGTGAAGATCATGACGGAGTTCGGCAAGATCTGGTCGAGGGAGCATGGCCTTGAGTTTGACGGTGTTTACACCAAAGAGGGAGATATCAAGCAATGAGCTGGAACCTGTTTTTTATGAACCTGGGCGTGGCGTATGCGGCCACTTGGGTATTCAAAATCGTGGACTTGATCGAGAGAGGGGACCCGCATGAGAAAGCATGAACGGCGCACCAGAGAGCAGCGGAAGGCGGATGCCTCCGCATGGATGGGCTTTATGAGTTTTCTGGCCCTGCTGCTGATTACCATTGCGTATATGGTGGTGAGCGCGCGATGAACAGAAAGAATCGGCATGAGCGCAATCCGCTGAGCCTCTGCCCGGTATGCGGGATGGACAGCGGTGAGCGGGTGCAGTCCACGGACGCGCCGTTTAAGCACTATGTACGGTGTTCCACCTGCGGCGCTATCACAGCTGGCTATGCCAAACAATCCAACGCCACGAAAGCGTGGAAGAGAGGGGATGCGTGGAAATGAAGATCTATCCGGTGTGCGCGAGATGCTCCATCGTCATGAACCCCAATGCGTTTGACGATGTGGCTCCGGGGTTTTTGATCAACGGCGAGTGCTGCTGCCCGGAGTGCGCGAAGGATTGGCTCAAGGATGAGGTTGACAGCGATCCGGAAGCCGTGGCGCGGGCTATGGGGATTGCGATCATCGAAATCCCGGAGGACTGATATGAACCAGTGTGAGCGGATCTTGAAGTATCTGGATGAACACGGCAGTATCACACGGGCCGAGGCCATGAGCGAGTGCGGCATTGCCAATTTCACGGCGCGGGTCTCTGACTTGCGGCGGGACGGCGTGGCGCTGGACGTGGAGACGGTCACACAGAAGAACCGCTACGGCGAGACCGTGCGGTTTGCGAGATATAGGAGAAAAGAATGAACCTTTACGAAATTGACGCGGCCATTACGGCCCTGGTAGACCCGGAGACCGGCGAGGTCAGCGACTTTGACGCATTTGATCGGCTGAGCATGGCGCGGGATCAGAAGATCGAGAACATCGCGCTATATTACAAGAATCTGGTGGCAGATGCCGCTGCCTACAAGGCTGAGAAGCTCGCCTTTGCCGAACGGCAGAAGGCGGCGGAGAACAAGGCCCAGCGCCTCAAGGACTATCTGGCGTATGCCTTGCAGGGGCAGAAATTTGAATCCCCCCGCTGCGCGGTGAACTTCCGCAAGACTACCAGCGTGAATGTGGCTGACCCTGACACTGTTCTGGCATGGCTGCAGGACCACGCACATGAGGACTGCATCCAGTATGCAGAGCCGACCATCAGCAAAGCGGAGCTTGCCAAGATCCTGAAAACAGAAGCCGTCCCCGGTGCGGAGCTGGTGGATGGTTATAGCGTGGGGGTGAAGTGATGAACATCTTTGAAAGCATTACCGCGATCATGCAGGAGATCCCGGCGATTGGGAAGGAAAAGAAGAACCAGCAGCAGGGCTTTAAATATCGCGGCATCGATGATGTGATGAACGCCCTGCAGCCGATCCTTTCCAAGTACAAGGTATTCGTTGTGCCGGAGGTAATCGATCAGTCACGGGAGGAGCGTGTGACCAACAAGGGCGGTACGATTCTGTATTCCATGCTGAAAATCAAATACACGTTCTACGCAGAAGACGGTAGCAATGTTTCGGCGGTGGTGATCGGCGAGGGCATGGACAGCGGAGACAAGGCCAGCAACAAGGCGATGGCGATTGCCATGAAGTATGCGTTCTTCCAGGTATTCTGTATCCCCACTGAGGAAATGAAGGACCCGGACGCGGAAACGCCGGAGCCGAGCAGACCGAAGGAACCGGCGATCCCAACGCGGCAGAAGAAGGGGTACAGACTTCCCCCGCAGGGCGATGCCACCGTTATCTGTGAGCGCTGCGGCGGTCAGGTGATGGATTACTTTGACGGCAGAGAAATGGTGAAGGCGGCACGTCTGGCGGCGAGAGCGAAACAGCTGTACGGCCATGCGCTGTGCGAGAAGTGCGTAGCGGATGCCAAGGAGGCCAACGATGCAGCGGGTTAACGCTACATCGTTCCGCTGGACGATGGATGCAGCCGGAGACTGGCTATGCATACAGACCAACAATGCACGACAGGTGCTTGACAGCCTGAAAGAGGGCAAGCCATATGACGTGGAGATCAAGGAACACCGGGAGAAGCGGAGCCTCGACGCGAATGCGTACTTCTGGGTTCTGGTTGACCGGCTGGCTGAAAAGCTGCGGATTCCCAAAACGGAAATCTACCGACGGTATATCCGAGAGATAGGCGGGAACCATGAAATGGTCTGCGTGATCGATTCAGCCGTGGAAAAGCTGCGGAACGGGTGGGAACACAATGGGCTGGGCTGGCAGACGGATACCATGGCAAGCAGGATCCCCGGCTGCACCAACGTGATTTTGTATTACGGCTCCAGCACCTACAACACCCGGCAAATGTCACATTTGATCGATATGGCGGTGCAGGACTGCCAGGAGCAAGACATTGAGACCCTGCCTCCGGACAAGCTGGCAGGGATGATGGAGGAATGGGGATGCACAAAATGACAAAGGCCACGTCCATTCCGCAATCCGTGAAAGTTGTGGTATGGGCGCGGGACAATCACCAGTGCGTGATCTGCGGGTCTCCCGCAGGTGCGCCGGTGGCCCATGTGGTACGGCGTTCGCAGGGCGGCAGAGGAATTGAACAGAACATCGCAACCCTCTGCCCCCGCTGCCACCGCCTATTTGACGAGGGGCCATTACGAGACCGCGAGCGCATCTACGTGCGGCTGGTGGCGCACATGAAAGCATTTTACCCGGATTGGAACCGGGAGGACATGATTTACAGAAAGGGAGCTATTTCATGCTGAACAGAATTATTGTGATGGGCCGGATGACCCGTGACCCTGAATTGCGCCGCACCAACAGCGGCAACGCTGTAACCTCCTTCGCCGTGGCGGTGGATCGGGACTTCAAAACTCAGTCTGGTGAGAAGGAAACGGATTTCATCGATGTGGTGGCATGGCGCAACACCGCCGAATTTGTGAGCAAGTATTTCTCTAAGGGCCGCATGGCCGTTGTGGAGGGCCGCTTGCAGCTTCGTGACTGGACTGACAAGGACGGCAACAAGCGCCGCACCGCTGAGATTGTGGCCGACAGCGTGTACTTTAGCGATTCCAAGCGGGATGGTGGGGGCACGGTGCAGAGCGAACCGCAGGGCGGTTTCAGTGAGATCGAGGATGATGGCGACCTTCCGTTCTAAGGCGGTGGGTATATGCCGAACAGGATCATCAAGGATAGCATCAGGACGAGCAAAAGCATCAACGCAATGTCGGATTTCCAATTCCGATTGTGGGCGTACCTGATCACCTATGTTGATGATTATGGGCGCGGCAGCGCAGACCCGGAATTGCTCAAAGGCTTTGTATTCCCCCGCAGAAAAGGTGTGACTGAGGGAACGATCAGTAAGACGCTTGCAGAATTGGCGACCATAGGCTCTGTGATCCTCTATGAAGTTGACGGAGAACCGTACCTATGTTTTCCAAACTGGAGCGAACACCAGAAGGTGAGGAACAAAGTAAGCAAATTCCCGGCACCTGCTGACGGATTGATTACATCTGAAATCAATTGCAATCAATTGCAAGCAGGTGAAAGCAAATGCGCCCGTAATCCAATCCAGAATCCAGAATCCAGAATCCAGAATCCAGAAGAAGTAGGCGGCGAGCCGCAAACGGCATCCCCGCCGGTGGTTTCCATCCCCCTCAATGACGGCACTGAATATCCGGTGTCTCAGGCGCAATGCCAGGAATGGGCGGGTGTGTACCCTGCTGTCGATGTGATACAGCAGTTGCGGGAGATGCGGGAATGGTGCCTGAATAACCCGGCGAAGCGGAAAACGGCGCGTGGTGTGCGCGGATTCATTACCCGCTGGTTGGCGAAAGAACAAGATCGCGGTTGCCGCAAGGGCGCAAAAGGCCCCGGCAGCAAATGCGAGGACGCTTGGGGGTATGTGTGATGGCGGGAGATTTTAAGCTGGCCGAGCTGATGCGCCCATGCCGGAGATGGAAGGCGGCAAGGACGCCGGAGGTGACGTACCAGTCTCAGCAGCTTTGTTGGAACTGCGCCAATGTATACGGCGGTTGCGAGTGGTCGGCGCGGTTTGAACCGGTTCCGGGATGGGATGCAATTCCAACAACACGGACGGTCAGCGGGAAGTTTGTAGAGAAATCTTTCAGCGTCCGTGCCTGCCCAAAATTCAGGAGGGGATGATTGAAAAATGTTTGGAAATAAGCGCTTGAAAGCAGAA